TCTTTATTGTATTCTTCTTGATCAAGCATTTCGAAATGTAGTATATCTTTCCAGTCTAATAATTCTTCATCTTCTTCGTCATCATCTATTGTGAAATTACGCCCATGACCATTCTTCTCTTTCTTTGGCTTCAAGGTATCTTTCGATGGTTTTTTTTTAGATTCTACAAAAACAGGATTAACTACTTCAATGTTATCTACTAGATCATCTAACATTTTCTGAGTCATTCTTTCAAACTTAGATTCTTTATAATCATGTAACGAAGCCAAATAAGCAATCGCATCTAACATATTATCATATTTATGACTATGTGATTCTCTAGCAAATTTCAAACCTATTAAAGCATGATATATATCTTCAACTGTAAATTCTTTTTTAGACATAATAGAAGCTATTTTAGCAGCGTCTTCCATATTTTCAAAGAAATCACCATATTGTCTTTCTTTTTCTTCAGACTTATCATAGATAATTCCGCGAGCATGTTCTAGTATATTCATATATTAAAGTGTTTGTTTTACAAAAGTTCCATTTTCCATTTTACCTTGACGAGACTTGATTACGTCATAAGCAGATACAACACAATCTTCAATTTTTAAACCTTCTAAAGCAGCTAAATTAGTTAACACAACTACCATATCACCAATAGCATCTATAATTTCTGGTGTATCATTTTTAAGGATAGCTCTAGCTAGTTCACCACCTTCTTCTTGAAGTTTAACAAATTGAGTTTTAGAATCACCAGATTTATATATACCACGATCATCCGCCCATTGTCTAATTAAATCATAAACATTAGGAACTTCTTGTACAACTGTTTCTGGTTGATTATAGTATTCTCTTGCTGGAGATGGTTTTCCTAATGATCTAGCAAATTCATCCATTGCTTTGTTGTAAACATAAGATCTACTAGGATTGTACATCGAGGTTTTAGCATTTTTAACTATCCAATCAATTAAATCATCACTTAGGAAATATACTCCAAAGTCAGTCTTTATTGACATTTTTTTATTGTCCATTAAATTACCTTTAAGTTTGTTTATTGGACAAGGGAAAGTAGTCGTTTGTTCTGTTACATTTATTACCATAGTATTTGATTTAATTTTATTAGTTACTGTTTTATAATTATCTCTATCTACTTTATATCCAAATTTTCTTTGAAAAAAAGTTTCTTTTAAAGAAATGACATCTGGATCAATTGACATTGCAAGGATTTCAAATTCACCAGGTTTATAACCTTGTTGTTTAATAACTCTGTTATATATATTACACGTCATTCCAACTTTCTTACCTGGAATATGGTATAAATAATACATTTTTTTATCTTTTTCCATATTTATTTTTTAAATTTCTAAAAAAACTGATGATTATTGCCAATATTATAAAGAAGAATGCTAATCCAAAGCCTATAATAGAAAGATACATCAGATTTCTCATATTTTATTCATTTGAGGTTTATATAAATGTAAATTGTGGGCGAAATGATAATAATATCCAACGTCAATAGACAGTCTATCTGCAACCATTTGCTGCAACATTGAAAAACAGTACTGATCATTACAAAAGCCATACCAGAGATCATTAGATCGCATCAGAACTGTCATGTTTAATTTATTATTGGTTATTGTAAATTGAACAGCATAAGTACAAGGCGTGTCTTTGCTATAAGTATCAATTTCTTTACCGTCATAAATAGATATTACAGCTTTTCTAGTATTAGGTTTTTCTTTAAGCATTTGAACTACTTTGTAAAACTGTTTATTGCGTTGCCATTGCCAACCATAGTTAGATCTAACATCACCATTTTCGTCCATCATGTTTTTCCATATTGGAGCAAACTTAGATATTTCTTCAGCATTAGGATTACCAGATAAATACCAATTCCATTCTCGTAAAGCATACGTAGGATTCCACTTGCGATATTTAGCGTATATAGCAGTATCTTTAGGGTTTTCTATGTAGAAGCCAATATTGAATAAAGCTTTAGTATCATCAAACCATTCACCTTCAAATAATATTAAAGGATAAAAATAATTAAAAGCATCACTAGCTGTTTTAAACCTTGTTTCCATTTTTATCATAGTAAAATTTATATAATTCAAAAACTTTTTTCCATATATCTACAGGACCGTAGGCTATTGGACTTCTTCTTACTTGTTTATTTAATTCAACATCTACAAACCATAGTTTATTATTGGAGTCTGATGAATATGCTTTTGGATATATTTTAACTCCGTTATTAACTCCCCAATGCATAGCCTCATATTCTAAAGTTGAAGGTAAGTAATCTCCCATTACATTTCTTTTTTCAAATTTCTTGGCCATTATTCCCAAGGTAATTTAGAATCATCATGCTCAACCAATGTTATTGGTATAAAGCATCCAGATCTAGGATCCCATTTAAAATGGCATTCAGCTCCATTAGTACCAAGGTTTTGGAATTTACACTTAAGAACTTTTGCTTTAACAGTATTGTCTGTATAATTTCTATGTACTAATAAACCGTGATATGAAGCATCGTACCATTCACCACCACCTTTGATATTATACATGGTAGGTTCTTCGATTTCTCCAGTAGTTTGATTTTTATACATCTTAGTAGGATGTGCTACTACTATAACTAACACTTCATACTTTTTAGCAAACATTTCTATTTTAGTTAAATATTCCATAGTATAATCTGGTATAGACATACTCTGAGCTTCTAATAATTTAACCTTATTGAATGGATCAATAACTAAACATTTAATACCTTTACGTTTAACAAGCTCAGCACCTTTTCTTAATACAGATTCTAATGAATATCTTTCCATATCAATAAAAAAGAAATTATCATTAACGTGATCTGTAACTTGTTTCCATTTGTCAGTACCAATATCATCTTTTGAAGGCATATCACCCCAAACTTTACGTATCAACTTATGCGAGTGTAAATATATAGGATGATTCTCTGGGGATGCAAAAGCAGTTTTCCAACCATAATTATTATTGTAACCAACAACCATTTGATCAACAAAGTCAGACTTTCCAGAAGAAGGAATACCAGTAACAGTAATAAATTGACCGGTGTAAGTACTAAAAATATTATCAAAGTTGTCCAAGCCAATCTGGAAACCAGGTTTGAAACCATTATGTACAAAGTCTTCAATTTCATTCTCTATATCTCTTAACATTACTACATTTTCAAGAGGACAAGGTTTAGAACTTAAAGCAAATGCTTTTAATGAATCAACTCCGTTTTGGATTAAGTATTCATTAGCATCTTTATATTCTCCAAAGTTTAATGTCCAACAAGTTTCAGCTCCTAATCGTCTAATTAATTCAGACTGTAAAGCTTTACCTGCTTCATCATTATCAACAGCGATGATGATCTTAGTTTTGTTTTCAAAGTAATCAATACAATTATCTAAATATTCTAAATTGTTGGAATGTAATGTTGCTCCATTAGGAACTGAAATAACATTATCAATACCAGCTTCTACAAAGCTTAAAGCATCCATTTCACCTTCAACAATAACACACCAATCATAGTTAGCTATATTATCTACGTTGTAAAATACTTTTTCAGCACCTTTATATAATTTAAAGTTTTTTCTACCATCTCTATATTTTATATTAGTTAATTCTCCACCAACAAAATAATTAAAATGAATAGTATGTTCTTGTTTAGAAGTTTGAGGCATATACTCTTGACCTTCTGTAATCTGCATTTTGTACAATGTTTCTTTTGAAATACCTCGTTTTGCAAACCATTCAATAACAGGTTCACTTAATTGCATTTCTTCTACATGTTCTTTTTCTGGAGGTTTTACATAAGTTTTATCTGTTTTACCTTTACGTTGAAAAGTGTGTAATTGAAAAGTTCTATTACAATTATGACAAGTACCAATACCCGTCTCCCAATCATAAGAGGCACATTTCTTTTTCTCATTGCCTGCTTTTCTATCTGATGAGCATAATGGACATTGACCTTGCGTCTTACCAGCATCTAGATCGTATTGATTGAACTTGTCAATAACAAATCCATTAATTTCAGTTATATTCATTTAGAGATTAATTTATAGGTTAAACATTACTTTTTTTAGATAGAAAAACCCCAATTAATGGGGTTTAACTAACTACAATTTGTTATGAGGTAATCTTGTTTAAAACGGTAGATCATCTTCTGGTTGCACCAAAGTAGGTTTTGCCGCTGCCTTAGCTCCTTGTCTTGACGCAGCACCTGGATCATCTGCTTTTACTATTGTACCATCTGTCCATGCTATTTTAACATTACCAAGATA